ATTCAATCCGGTTTCTACTATAGGCCACATAGTAATTAAGTGGGAACCTAAAAAGTTTACTCGAGAGACAATATTTAAAATGCTTGAGCCGGTAAGTATGTACAAAGAGTCTGTAGACGTTCCTACAGTGCACGTCGAAATACCGGTACAACTTAGTTATCCTAAGATGTATAAGAAGTTAGAGCAAAATTGTATACTAGAGTTTAATAATTTAACGGTAACTGCTATGAATCCGGCTATACTTAATAATAAGCTTCGCCAAATGGCTAGTGGGAATGTTAAAACTGAAGAGGGCTTAATGAAAGTCCATACAGATAAAATAATGGCTTTAAGTGAATTTATTGATAGTCAGCTAGGTAACAATGTTTTGATATGGTATGACTTTATAGCGTCAAAAAATGCCATTATAGACCTATTAGAATCCAGAGGTATTTCATATACCCTTAATGATGTAGAGGGGTGGAATAAGGGTTTATATTCGATTTTTTTAGCACATCCTAAATCATTGGGCTTAGGAGTGAATCTACAGCACGGTGGCCATGTTATGCTATGGTATGAATTACCATATAGCTTAGAACTCTATGAACAGGGGTTAGCTAGAATGGTAAGGACTGGTCAAAAATATGAGGTAGAAATATTTTATCTACTGGTTAAAGATACTGTAGATGCTTTAGTTCTTAAAAAATTAAGGGCTAAAGACATGGATCAAATGGCATTTCTAGAACAGTATTTGGAGGGAAGACAATGAGAATAGTAAGGTCTATGTGTTTATATTTAAATTGGTTTATGATCCCGGAGGCGAATATATCTATACTTCTTAAAACTGAGAAATATATGCAATTTAAAAGATTGCATAATGGTGAAGTAGCTTTATTATGCATAGTAAGACGGGAGTTTTTAAAACCATTTGTATGCATAACTTGGGATATACCTAGTGAAACTGAGGAAGCAAAAAAGATATTTAATAGTGAGGTGGTGAAATTATTACATGAGTACAAGGCAATATAAAACAAATCAGGATATTAGAAACGCTTTAGCAAAATTTAATCTAGAAAACTCAAGTAGCTTTTTAATGAAAGATTTGTATAAAAGTATACTGAGAACACAAAAAGTAAAATATGATTCTAAGGGTCTACCTATTAGAGGGGTTTCAAGGTCTTACGTGTCAAGTGGACTTAAGTCCAGTAGTAATTTACTGGACTTACAGATAAATGAGGCCTTAGAATATTTAAGATCTCTGTTATAATAGTATTAACTGGGGGTTGATGCTATGACTATGATAGATAATATAAAAAAGTATAGACTAACGAGATATATAGATAATAAACGCCTAGCAAAGTTGCTAGGCGTTTCTTCTAGAGCGTTCGAAAAAATGTTAACTAATGATATGGACGTTAAAACCGCCATGGCGGAAGCGGATCAGGATATATCAGATACCATAAAGGCATCTATATATCAGAAAGCTATGGGGTATGAAGCCCAGGAAATTGAAATAATCTCATCTTATGATAAAGAAGGAAATCCAGTAAATAATAAATTAGGCCAACATATAAGTATAAAAATAACTACTAAACACGTTCCTGCGGATATGAGGGCTGCTGAAATGGCTTTAGCTAAACTAGATCCGAGTTGGGCTGAGGGCGGACAGGAGGTTATTATATATGATGATATCACCGACAGCGAAGACGATAAGAACGTCGGAACTGATAACACCGGCATTTCGGAAACCGTGGAAAAGTAAAGCACTATTTAAAGTATTAAAGGGCGGAAGGTCTAGCGGAAAAAGTACTATGGTTGGAACTAAGGTTCCATTAGAAATAATTCAGCATAAAGTTGATGCCCTTGTTATCCGTAAAGTAGCGGCCACATTAAAGGATTCTGTATACGAGCAAATAATTGATGGCATTGAGCGTTTAGGGCTATCCCATAAATTTAGATGTACTCTTAATCCATTAGAAATTAAGTACTTACCTACAGGACAGCGTATAATTTTTAAAGGGGCTGATAAACCGGAGAAAATAAAGTCTATAAAGAGTAAATTTCCTATAGGGGTCGTTTGGTTTGAGGAACCCACCGAGTTTAGAACCTATGAAGAGGTGGAGACTATAATAGACTCTATTGTTAGGGCTGAAGGGTACTATAGTATCTATTTTACTTATAATCCGCCTAAACGTAAATCAAATTGGGCAAATATGCAATTCAACACTCAATTTTTACCATCTAACACCGAAGTATTTCATTCCACTAGCTTTGACAATCCATACCAGGGTAAAGATTTTCTTGAGCGCGCGGAGGTATGGCGGCTTAAGAATCCACATTATTGGAAATGGAATTATCTTGGTGAGCCTATTGGCGGAGGAGTAGTTCCGTTTAGTAATCTTGAGTTCAGAAGGATAACAGATGAAGAGATATTACGTTTTGATAACATAAAACAAGGAATTGACTGGGGATTTAGTGTTAATCCATTGGCTATGGTGCGATGCCACTATGATAAAAAACATAGGAATTTGTATATATTTGGGGAAATATACGAAGTAAAAGTACATAACGGTATATTATCCCAAAGGATTAAAAAGCGTAAATGGAATGATACTTTAATAGTTGCTGATAGTGCGGAACCTAAGTCAATAAGTGACTTATGCTCCTATGGTCTTAAAGTAGTAGGTTCACGTAAAGGTGCTGGTTCTGTAGAATATGGGTTAGAATGGCTAGATAGTTTAAATAGTATAATTATTGATCCGTTTCGGTGTCCTCATGGTGCTAAGGAGTTTGAGGACGCCGACTATGATGTTGATAAAGAAGGGAATACCGTTCCAAGATTAGCGGATGGCGAAGACCACTTTATCGACGCTGTTAGATATGCTACTGAAGATATACAGCAAAATAAAGCTGAATTTTATCCTAAGGATAAGCCAATTAGAAAATGGCGGTTTGGTGTATAATTAGTGGTAAAGGAGTGATCTTATGAATGCTGATAAGCCGATTACAAATACAGAGATAATTCAAAGTTTAATACAGTCCAATAATAGGACTGATATGTCGACGTGTATTAATTATTTTAATACAGACAATGAGTTGATAATGGCTAAAGAAACGAACGATTTTACCTATACCTATAAAGTCCCGAGTGGGTTTTATTCTGATATATGCCGACAGACTGCTAATTATGTGGTTGGTAAAAAGATAACTATAGAAGGACTTAAGAACGATAAAACTATAGATCCAAATGATTTTTTAACTGAGTTGGCTACAAATGCCGCAAAAATGGGTATAGCCTGGTTATATTTATATGTAGAAGACGGGAAATTAAAGCACAAAGTAATAGACACTTATGAAGTACTGCCCATCTGGGACACTAATTTCCAGGATGAGCTTGTACAACTTATCAGATACTATAAAGTTGAGGTAGTAACTGATAAAGGGGCTACGATACGGACAAGGGTTGAATGCTGGGATGCTGAAAAGGTCGTATACTATATTGAGGATGAACAGGGGATTTTAGGGCTCGATTTTATTTTCGCTGTTGAAGCCATACAATACCATATTACTACTTCGAGTTATGTTTTAGATAATATAGTAGCTAAAACGGAGCAAGGTTGGGATATGGTTCCATTTATACCACTTAAGTTTAATAGGGACTTAAGACCGGAGTTAACCACATCACTTAAGGCAATGATAGATGCATTTGACAGCAACATATCAGGATTCTTGGATAATCTAGAAGCTGTCCAGGACGCTATATTATTGATAAAAGATAGGTCTGCTGAAGAATACGAGGAGTTAATGTTTAAGATTAAGAAGTATAAAGCACTTAAGGTCGATGATACCGGAGACGCTCGGTATTTAGTACTTGATTTTCCCTTTGAGGCTAGAAAGATGAGCAAGGATGACCTTAAGGAACTGATATACGATTCGGCTAGAGCTGTGGATATAACTAAGTTAACTAAAGGGGGCGGACAGATAACTACTGCATTTATAGAGTCATTATTTTTTAAGTTAGACCAAAAAGGGGACGAATTTATAAAAAGAATTAATGAGTTTTTATATCTATTGTATGATTTTGTTAATATATACAGGACTAAAATATCAGGAGAAGCTATTGAAGATGTAGAGGAGCTAAATTTTATTTACGACAAGAGTAGGCCGGATAATGTAGCAGAGAAAGTAACTACTGCTAATAGTTGTAAAGATATTTTAAGCTTAAGGACTATGTTGGCTAATCATCCATTTGTCACTGATGTGGATGAAGAGATAGCAAATATAGAAGCAGACGAACAACAATACCTCGATATGCAAGGGCAGGGGGGTGTAAGTAATGGTACCGCAGATAATACAGATTTACAAAACCCTGGAAATGGAGTTAATACAAATAAACAAGAGGAAGAATCCGGCGGACTTAACACCGAGGGAAATAACCAAACTTAAGCAAGAATATAAGAATGCTATTGATAACGCTTATACTAAGTTTAACAATGTACTACAAACTAATTTAGTTAAGGACGCGCACTCAAATTATAAGTCAATGCTTAGAGCTCTTGAGGTTGATTTAAAGCATAATATAACCAAGGAGTCATTAACTAAGTTAACTCCGGCAAAAATTAGTAGAGAACTTAATAAATCTATAGGCGGTAGAACTATAGAACAAAGGTTAAAACTTAATGCCAGGAATTTATATAAGGACGCTACTAATGCGGTTAAACAGGATATACTAGCAGCTATTAGGGAGCATCAAGCCCAAGGGCACAGTATTGATAAAATGGCCAGGACAATTAAGAGTAAACTACATACTGATACTTATAAGGCTCGAAGAATTGCAAGGACTGAGAGCCATAGGATGAGAGAATTTAGTACTTATGAATCCCAAATTGAGGCTCAAAAATATGAAATGTTTATAAGGCAGTGGTTATCCACAAGTGGTAATAGGACTAGGCCGGAACATGTTGAGCTTAATGGTAAATTTGAGGGCGAGGACGGCATGTTTCATTATGGTGCGTGGGCTGCTTTTTATCCTGGGGGCTTTGGTGTTGCTAAAATGGATATACATTGTAGATGTACGGTTATAGCTAACTTTGATAATGTAATAGGAGACCCAAATTTCATTAAGCATGGTAATAACCAAGAAGAGTGGGAAAATGATATAATGGATAAAAATAGTAACTATAATAAGGATAAGTTAATAATGGATACTCTGGATCCAAATTTATATCCTTTTGACGTAGCTATGAGCGTTTCTGAGGAGATGGAGAAATATATGGATTTAGTTATAGAAGAATTTGAGTCTAAGCTTAAATCCGTTATAAATACTGTATACTATGACTATATTAAAGCGGAATACGCCGCTATGAATATAGAATTGCAAGTAAGTAAAGAGCTAGATAGCTTATACTTAGCGAGGCAACAAAAAATATTTAAAAAATTAGCCAAGGCTTATCCCGAAGGGGCTAAGAAAATTAAAGTCCTTAGTTATGATTATGAGCCAAGGGCTAATTATAATGGATATATGATGCCTTTTAAAGGAAGGCTAAATATAAATTCAGCTAGTATAGATAATGATATAGAAGAGAGTATTCGTACGAGATGGTGTACGCAGGGGTCATTAGAGTTTGGAGCTACTGATAGAACGTTAGTTCATGAGTATGGCCATTGGGTTGATTTAACGGATGAAGGATGGTTGTCAGCAGGCCGGAGGAAGCCGGGGACAATTACAGGATATGGAAGGACAAGCAACCAGGAAGCATTTGCAGAATCCTTTGTTAATGCGGTTACTGCTCCTAAAGAGCTTAAGGATCAAGAGATGGTTAAGTTTGTTGAAAGGGTAACAAATAAAAAAGTTGTCGAGATAGAAAATTTTAATTTGGAGGTACTTACAGAATGAAAAAAGCTATGATATCACAACCTATGAAAGGCAAAAGCGAAAAAGAGATAGTGGAAACAAGAGAAAGGGCTTTAGAATTTTTAGAAAACCAAGGGTACGAATTTGTAAATACTTTATTTACAGATGAATGGTATCATCCATCAAATATGGAAAAAAGAGGAGTAGTTAATATCCCTCTTGCGTTTTTAGCTAAATCTCTTGAAAATATGGCGAATTGCCATGTTGCATATTTTTGTAAAGGTTGGGACACAACTAGAGGATGTCAAGTTGAACATGACGCTGCTAAGGCTTATGGCCTTGAAATACTTTACGAATAGGGGGACTTACAATGATGAAGATGCCAAAATACTGGAATAGTAAGTATTATGATAAAGAAACTAATGTGTTATCAAAGGACGCTCCGGAGGAGCTAAAATCTGAGTGGGACACATATAATACTCAATTAGAATTTAATAACGATTCTGAGGACTATATAGTATATTAGTCCAAAAAAGAGCTTAATAGCTCTTTTTTGGACTGAATTACAGGATGCCGATCTCTCTTCCCCATCAAAATATATTGTTAATTATTTATCAACTTATCTATATTAACTTCGAATACACCTCTTATATTGGTGTGGATTAGTATTTTATCGTCTATTGCTGTCTGTCTTAACCTTTGGGCTTTTGTTTCACTCGATAGCATTAAATCTGACATTATTTCAGTTTTTGTCTTACTAAATTTTCCGTCGATATGATTATTTTTTATGTATTCTTTGAATTCATTTAGGACATCATTTTTTGATTTCGGTTCACTTTTTTCATTAAAACCTTCGATTTCGATGTCCTTCGGTTCATGTGAACCGAAGGAATTTTTTTCCCAATAATCTATAGCGGAACCATTGCCATTACTGGGTTTTAATTTCGGTTCACTTTTGAGTTCATTAATATTTTGTAAGTTTTTAGGTGAACTGAAACGATTTTTAAAAAATTTAAATAGCTTCATCCTTTTTCTCCTTTTTAGTGTATTTATTTTTTAATAATTTATAGCACTCATTGAGATTTTTGTCATTTATCCGTAAACTTATTAAATTATACGGCATATTTTCTTTACTTATTAAGATTGCTTCTCCAATGGATTGTTTAGATGCTTTATCCGCTATATCCTGTGTACAATCTAGAACCATCTGGCATTGCCTAGCTTCCTTCATTATCATACATGCCCTTGTCATCATACTACGCCTAAAATTTAAAGCGTATTCAGCTTCTCGAATACTTTGTAACGTATGCCAACAAAATATTCCAGTAGCTCGACCTCTAGCAAATAAAGTATCTAGTACCATTTTCCAATGTTCATAAGTCTCCTTGTGCTGGACTTTTATATATTCAAATATAGTGTTAGCCTCATCTATCAGAAAAACAACATATGGTAATGGACTATTGGACTTATTGTATGCTGTAATGTCTTTACACCCACTTAATTTTAGTATCTTTAATCTTTTTTCATATTCTTCTAAAGCAGTTTTAAAAATACTTGTACAAGCTTGAACACCTTCTTCAATAGTCATACCGTCGGCAATTCCGGCAACCTTAGTATTCCTAAAACCGGAATAAGCATAAGGTAACTCAGTCCCTTTTAGATCAATCATTAACCAAGCTACATCATCTCTCTTCATCATTATGCTCCATATTAAAGTGTGGAGCATGCTGGATTTTCCACTGCCTGTCATTCCACCTATTAAAAGGTGGCCTATGTTAGCCCATTCTAAATAGAAGGGGCTCTCGGAGTCCTTATTTATTCCAAAGAGTATATTTTTGTTACTCTTTGCTAAATACTTGTCTATACAGTAGTACTTATTTCCTGTAGTACGTATAGATAATATGGTTTTCCCTTCTTTATAATCTACAGTACAGCTATTCTTATCGGCAGCAAGTCTGTATTCGATACTAGGCAGATGTTTATTAAAGTATGAAGGGGTTAAAGTCGTATCTATGGTGTATGTAATATGGGTCTCTGTAATACTGGTTTCTATATCTGGGTTGTCTCCAGCTTTAACCAGTATTAAATTAAGTCGTTCTTTAGATAGTTTTGTAGCATTCCTGATATCGTTATCGATACCATGTAATGTATTTATAATATATCTGTTCTTTTGAGTTTTCCCTTGCCTAATACGGATTATAGTGGCGTTTAGGGCTAATTCAAGCTCTCTAATGTCGACTTTTATATCCAAGGGTACTATGGAATATAATGTGATCTCATTCTTGGAAAAATATAAGAGATCCACTTTTCCTTTATATTGAATGTATAGCCGATGCCTTATTTTACTGCATTTTATAAAAGATATTATAAGCCTTAGCAATGGATCCATGGCTAAACTAATTAAAACTATGTTCAAATTGAGTAGGTGGAAGTACAGAAACCCTGTGTTTATGCATAATACAGTAGTTATTAAGCTTACATAGTGTTTATGGTCTATAAAATATGTGGTATAATTATTTATGCTTTTATAGGCAAATATTAAGGCATTGTACTTCTTATTATTGTATTGCATTCGATATAGTATCTTATTTGTTATGCACAAGCCCACTGCAAAGAGCGTCAACTCTTTGAGCCCAGTGGGCTTTATTTTATACCACACTGCACTAACTATCAGTACTATTGTTATTATTTCTCTCTTTGTTATCCTCATCGTTAACAACCTCCTTTGATAACAGTAAAACCGCGGTTTCATAGGATTCATTTTTAAAAACCTCTCTAAATTTTTCTAGCAGCAATAAGATTGCAGTTTCACAAAGCTTATTTTTCTTTATGCCAGTTTTTTGAGCTAAGGCTTGAAAATTTTCCCATATCTCGTACGATACTTGGTAATTAAAATTTTTTTTCAAATAAATCACTCCTTTTATTAATATTATATCATGTTTTTTCATGTTTTTTCATGATATAATATTAATTATTAGGGGTGATGTAAAATGAACTATAAAGCACATGTAATATTTTCTATTGGGGCGGCCATAGCCGCCAACAACTTATATAATCCAAGTCTAGTTGACAGCGGACTAATAGTTTTAGGTGGATTATTGCCAGACCTGGACGCTAATTATAGCTTTATAAGAAATAAGTTTAAGACAGCGTCAAAAGTATATGATCTATTTCCAAAGGATAACGCTATATTTTCGCACAGAGGAGCCCTTTTACATTCATGGGTAACACTAGTACCCTTTGTTATCGCGTGGAATAAAACAGGAATACATGCGTTTCTATGGTTAGCCATTGGGATCATGACACATCATGTTTTAGACATGGTGTGCATTGGCAAGCATAAGTTAGGACTTAGATGGCTTTATCCAAGTAAGGCCAGGATTAAAATATTATAAGGGGGACAAATAGCATGAAAAAAATTATAATCTGCATAATCTGTATAGTAATAATAGAATTTCTTTTTGCTATGTACTGCATGGCTGTAGGGTCGTGGATATAATAGAAAAATATATTGGAGGGAGTGGAAATGCTAGATATATTTATATGGTTCGTAAGGGGCATAGTACTAATGGTCATTAGGCCGTTAAGTAAAATACAATATACCGCAAGTACATTAGTAGCTCTAATACTAATGTACTTACGCCTACATTACAAGTGTAATGTAGGCTTCACAGACTTAGTTTTATTAGCTGTGGTTTTGATTATACCTATTTTGGCCGGACATGTAAAGTTAGACTAATTCCCTGCAGGGAATTAGTTTTATATCAAATATAATTATGATTAGACTAATCATAATTATATAAATTGAATCTAACTCAATGGCATTGTGTTAGATTCGCTTAAACTGTGTATATGCTGGTATAACTCAAGTAGAAGGGGATTATCAAAATAAAGGATTTTAAGTCCGCTTTTGTATCTAACATAATATATAAATATACCTATATTATGTTAGATACAAAAATGTATGGGGAGGGATTAATTTTGATCGAAGTAGAACCAATAAAAAATAAGAAACAAATTGAAGCTATGAAGAAAATTTTAAAAGGTGGGAACATAAGGAATTATTGTTTATTTGTACTAGGGGTAAATATAGGCCTTAGGGTCTCAGATTTATTAAACCTTAGAGTAAAAGATGTTGTAGATAATTATAGGGTAAAAGAGTATATAACAGTAAAAGAAAGAAAGACTTCAAAAACTAGAGTATTCAGTATAAATAAGAATGCTAAGCAAGCTATACAGGATTTAGTATCATGTTATAGAAAACCAGATCCGAACTCATTTTTATTTAAAAGCCGACAAGGTGTTAATAAGCCTATAACCAGAGTACAAGCTTGGCAGATACTCAATGACGCTGCTAATGGTATAGGACTAAATCAAAAAATTGGAACCCACACACTTAAGAAGACCTTTGGGTACTGGGCGTATAAGCAGGGAATTGATATAACTTTGTTGCAAAAGATATTTAATCATTCGTCTCCAGCGATAACACTAAGATATATAGGCATAACTCAGGAAGATATAAACGAAGTTTATATTAATTTAAATCTATGATACAATTGTGATCGATGAGAAAAAGAATCCTTAGAGCTTAAAAATTCCTTAGAACTAACAAAATAATTGAACCCTAGGTCGCTATATAATTTATATAGCGATCTATTTTATGCTATAATTAATTTATCGGGTGTGGCACACCTTAAAAAAGCTTAGAGGAGGACTATTATAATGTTTAAAGGGGCATTAGGAACAGAACTTAACGATGAAATAATGGCGGCTTTAAGTGACGACTTAAAAGCTAAACTTAAGGGCAAAGAATTTGTGGTCGGTAACGACGGAACATATCTACCAGCTAGTAAGCTGACTGAAGTTACCGAGAAAAAGAGACTTGTTGAAGAGTCTTTAAATCAAATGAAAGCTGATTTAGAGGCAGCAAAAAAAGGCGCAGGGGCTGAGTTGGCCACTCAACTTGATGCACTTCAAAAAAAGTATACTGAGGATTTAGCGGCAAAAGACAAGGAATTTAATCTTTTTAAAACGAAAACCGTAGCTGAGAAAGAACTAGAAAAAGCCGGAGCGGCTTTTCCTGACTTGTTACTTAGTAAGCTCAACTTTGAAGGGATCGATACCTCAAAGGAAGGAGCATTTAAAGACCAAATTGAGACCCTTAAAGGGACTTATGGATCTATGTTTAAAGAGACTAAAGTAAATGGGACACTTCCTGTCGATGGAATTCCAGGGGGTAAACCAGACGGGCATCTAGAGCAGCTACAAAATAAAAAAGATAAATCCCTTAATGATTTTGCGGCTCTACTTAGCGGTATACCTAAAAAATAGGGGGAGTTGAGATAGATGGCGTTAACAAAAAGTGATACGCTGGCATATCTAGGGGCACTATATGCAATTGGTGCACAGACAGCAAAAACAAAACTACTATCGATGATAGGCGGTTTGGCTGGTGGAGGAGCGAAGACCTCCAATTCATTAGCTTTTATTTTAAATCAGAATTATGCAGTAACAAGTGGGTCTCAACCTGCTATTTCTGAAGATGATTCTTGTGGTGCGCTAACACCAGCGACAACTACAAGAACTCAAGACACAAATACGACTCAAATATTCCAAAGACCTTATGGAGTATCATATGTAAAACAAGCTCAATTTGGTGCTATAAGTGGCCTTGCTATTGCTGGAATGAATCCAACGGTAATTGATGAATTTGGGCTACAAAGAGCTATTGAGCTTAAGAACATGGCGATTGACATGGACTATACATTTATTAATGGTGTATACCAGGCGGCTGCTAATACTGCGACGCCTGCAAAAACAAGAGGGATTGTTTCCGCTATAAGTACTAATGCAGTGGCGGCTGGTGGAGCTGCTATAAGTAAAGCTTTGTTAGACTCATTGTTAATAACAATGTCTGCAAAAGCTCCGATGGAAAATTTAGTTATATTGGTAGGAAGCTACCAAAAAGTGCAATTATCCAATGTTTACGCTTATCAACCAGATTCTTACACGGTTGGTGGTGTTGCTATAGATAGTATCTTAACTGACTTTGGTAGAGTTGGCGTTGTATTAGATATTAACGTTCCGGCTGATACTTTAGTAGTAGGAGAAATGAACTTATTAAGTCCGGTTTATACTCCGGTAGATGGACAAATCTTTATTGATGAAGAATTCGCAAGATCTACAGCTTCCAGAACTGGACAGTTATTTACAATAGCTGGTTTGGACTATGGATTCGAAGAGGCACACGGAAAAATTACGGGATTGAAGAGTTCATAGTTTTAAGCACATTGAAATATATTTATTTAGGTGTATAATATAGAAATATCCCATATGTTTGTTTATTTTTTGGAGCCATAGAATGAACCCACTATCTTTTAGATAGTGGGTTTTTCTGTACGCTTGAAATTATTTATAGTAAGACTACAGTATATAAATAAATGCAATAGCTACAAATGAGTGTATAGGAGATGCCGAAAAAGACTTGACACTTGTTAAGTCTTTTTGCTATACTTAGAGTATTAAAAAAGTTAGGAGATGAAAAACTATGATTGACTTAGAAGAGATGTTAAATTGCAAAGATTGTAGAATTAAAGATACATGTAGGATATTTACAGTAGTAAAAGAGCTCTACTGTATATCTGATTTAGAAAATTGTGTACCTGAATGTGAGAAAAAGGAGAAACTAGTATTTAAAATATGTAAAGTATGCGGTAAAAACATGTCTAAAGGGCTGGATGGAGCAGGCACGATTACACACGAATGTGTGTATTGTGGCCATAAGTTTGTAGAAGAAAAGGGGGGCTAATGTGAAAGAAAATAATAATTATTGGGTAATAAATGGGAATAGATGGGGTAAAAAATTCTATTCCAAACAAGATGCTATTGAGGCCTCTAAAACATTAATTAATTGTAAAGGCTGTGTAGACTGCGAAGACTGTACACGCTGTACAGATTGTACAGATTGTACAGAATGTGACAATTGTATACGTTGTGTAAATTGCAGCTATTGCACAGATTGTACAGATTGTGCACGCTGTGTAAATTGTACAGATTGCGCAAATTGTACATGTTGCATAAATTGTCGATCCTGTATAGATTGTGCAGATCGCACAAATATAGAAGGTAAATTATGGCTTAAGTAATAAAAAATAGGAGGATTAATAAATTATGAGTTTTAAAATTGGAGATAAAGTAGTTCTAAAGGCAAAGAAAGGTAACGATGGTTACATTGGAGGGATTATAAATTATCCCACAGTCGAGGCTATGAGATTTATGTTCAGTACTAAAGTAGAAAAAGTTAAAAAGTACTTTGGAGATGAATTAAGAGGCATGATTATTGAGGTAGGTAAACATAATACCTACCTCATAGAGGATCCGGATGAGGCACATTATGTATTCATGAATGACTATAACGAAATGCAAATAGACGATGAGGACGAAATATGGTATTAGGAAAAGGAGGAATAATAAATTATGAGTAAGAATACGTGTGAAATATGTGGAGTATTAGATTCATATTGGATTTGTGCCGGATGTGGAAAGTCTATATGTAAAGATTGTGCTAATGCATTTGAAGGCATATTTTGCCATGATTGTATAAGTTTAGTAAATACAGATTGTATATGTAATAAGTACAAAAAGGAGGAGGAGGAGCAAAAAATGGCATTAGGAAATATGAAGTTAATTGAAGCGGTATCGATGTTTAAATTAGACCCCATGAGGATTGGAGTAGAAAAAGACGAATTATACGACGAGGTGAAATTTTCTTACTTAAATGCTTCCAATGATTACATAACGTTTACATTGGAAACCGCTAAGAAGAAATATATACATAGAGTTCCGAGGTTGACTATAGAAGAAATAAAGAAAATTGATGACTTAGCGTCCAAAGTAGTGCAGGGGATTAAAAAAGATAAAGATATTTTAGAAGCCTCAGAGGAAATAATAAGGCAGTGGAAAGAGAGGAATAGCATAGAATGAGGGAATACTGGATAATAGACGGAAATAAATGGAATAAAAGTTATTACTCCGAGTTAGAGGCTATTGAAGCCTCTCAGACATTAATTAATTGTATAGACTGTGTAAATTGTGAGAGCTGTAAAGATTGTATAACTTGTACAAGATGTAAAAGTTGTGTAGATTGTGTGAGTTGTAGAGATTGTATAACTTGTACAAGATGTAAAGAATGTACAAGTTGTACCCTTTGTAAAGATTGTACAACTTGTAAAAATTGCAGTGCTTGTAAGGACTGTATAAATTGTAAAAACTGTTATTGCTGTATGAATTGTACAGATTGTATAAACTGTGAATATGATAAAGATATTTTTAAGGAAAAGAGGAATAATAAATTATGAGATTATGTGAAAGTTGTAACGAAAAAGAGAGCCAGTGGGTTTGTATAGTATGTGGAAAAAAGCTCTGTGACGATTGTATCACTGAATGTGATACATGTGAAAGTCTATTTTGTAAAGATTGTGTAAGTATACATGGTACAAAGCGTATATGTAGTATATGTAAAAATAACGGAATACATATTCCAATATCTAAAGATGATTTAATCCATCATATGGAAGAACTTGCCGAACTAATACAAGCTTTATCTAAATGGGCTAAAGGTAGACCAAATTTTTATAATATTAAAGAAGAAGTTGACCATGTCCAATTTGTAATAAACAATCTTAAAGAACATTTAGAAAGAGAGGAAGAATGATAATGGAATTGATATGTAAGTTTTGTGGTAAAACTTTAAACAACCACACAGGCACTAATGTATGTACAGAATGCGGGTCTCTACTATGTGATGACTGCACGATTAAATGCTATGAGTGTGCTGACGTATACTGTGAGGACTGTGTGAGCGTAGAGAATGTGGACATTAATATATGCAGTTCTTGTAAAGACCTAGATTTACTTATTTTTAACTATGGCGATCTTAGCGATTACGTTGATAAAATAAAAGAAATCAGAAAGGATCTAAAATATAAATATTCAGTAAATCGGGAATTGAATATACTAGACACAAATTTAGAACAAATACAAATATTCTTTAGAGCCTATAAAAATAGGCTTATAAAACGGGGAGGTGGGGACGTATAATAGAAGATAAAAAAAGAAAGTCTAGGATCTACCTAGATAATAAAAAAAGTGATACCAGCTATATTAATAAAATAAAGGATGAGAAACCGGAGAAAAAATCTAAGTTTTTATGATATACTTAGGTGACGATAAAATTTTTAAAACCTTTAAAGATCTTAAAATAAAAGAAGTCCAAATTAATATTTGGACTTCTTTTATTTTTGCTAGATTTATAGTTGCTAAGTTTAAAGCTGCTAGGTTTAGAATTGCTAAGTTTAAAGCTGCTAGGTTTAGAATTGCTAAGTTTAAAGCTGCTAGGTTTAAAATTGCTAAGTTTAAAGCTGCTATCTGATGTATTCCACCACCTAGCAGAATTTGTGGCCGATAGGCGTAAAGACTTGACATATGTTAAGTCTTTTGTTATTATAATAGTATCTATTATTACAGAAGGAGGGATAGTATGCACGCTTTATTAGCTCCATCGGCGGCTCACAGGTGGTTAAACTGTCCTGCTAGTTTGTACCTACAGGACAATAGAACAACGGGAATTGCTGCTAGAGAAGGCCATACAGCTCATGACCTTGCTTATAGAATGTTAACACATAAAAAATGGAACCCAAATAATTATACATCTGAAATGATATATTATATTACCGGGTACGTAAATTTCATAAAGAGTCTACAGGGTACGAAATACTTTGAGCAAAAAGTCGATATCTTTAATAAATGCTTTGGAACTGTAGACACAATTGTTTGTAGTTGGAATAAGTTACATATTATTGATCTAAAATATGGGAGAAATGTTCCGGTTGGTATATTCTGGAACGAGCAATTATTACTATATGCCTGGGGAGCCTATAGAACCCTATGGGACAGTCAGAGTATCATAGGAAAACCAGAGGAACCGCATTTAATACGGATAACGATATATCAACCAAGGACTAGAGATGATGACTTAATAAAATCACAGACTATAAAGTTTTCAGATCTATTTGACTTTATACTTCAGATTAAACCTAAAGCGAAATTAGCATTAAAAGGGTCAAATATTAGGAAAAGGGGGGATTGGTGTATATTTTGCTCACAAAAATTTAAGTGCCCGGAACAAAATAAAAGATGTGCTTGGGGAGGATAGCGACGAAAGTCGCTAGCCTTTTTTGATATAATAAGAATAAAAGGGGAGGGTTGACTTATGATTTACAAAGTAGGAGTTGACGATGGACACGGTTTAGAAACCGCGGGAAAAAGGACACCAGATGGGTATAAGGAAAACGAGTTTAACCACTTTACAAAGGAATATTTAAAAGCAGAACTAAAGAGATGTGGGATAGAAGTTATTGACTGTTCCCCAAATAGAACAGATAATAGCTTAAGTAATAGGTGCGATATTGCAAATAATGCTAAATGTAATATATTTGTAAGTATACATTTTAATGCTATGGGAGATAATTGGCAAAATGTAGCTGGTGGAATAGAAACTTATTATTATCCTGGATCCTTAGAAGGACAGCGATTAGCTGGAATAGTACAAAGTTACTTATTACAAGGTACTGTAATGCAAGATAGGCATATAAAATCCGCTAATTTTGCAGTACTTAGGGAAACAATTATGCCAGCTATATTAGTAGAATGCGGTTTTATGGATAATCCTAGAGAAGCCGCATTGATGAAATCCGATCTATATAGGAAAGAATGTTCTATAGAAATTGCAAAAGGTATATGTAAGTACGCTGGTATACCTTATATAGCAGCTAGTAATAATAGTAACAAAAGCGAAAGGGACTCAGGAGTAGAAAGGATCCAAAAAGTATCTAAATGGGCTAATATTTATATTAAGGAATTTGATGCACTACAGGCAAGAGGTATTAATGTTTGGGGACTAATTAATAAATTAAAATAGGAGGGACAAGATGAGCATAGATACAATTAACTCATATTTAAGGAAGGGACGTGGTATTACAATTTCGTCTACTAAAACAAGACCAGATAATACCACCGCTTATACTGCTTCGGATGTGGTTGGTGCAGATGAGTGGGAATTTGATTCACTTGGTGAAATAGATATGTTGTACCTAATGGCGGTTATACTTAGGATTGACGTTGCTGCGGTTCCGGCGGGAATGGTTGGATTTAAATTGCATCTGTATAATGCAGTTACCGCCGTTCCATTGGCAGATAATGCGCCGCAAACATTCCTAACTGCTGATAAGGCAAAATATCTTACAACTATAGACTTAGATGCTCCGGCAGACAAAGGGGACTTTTTGTTTTCAAGGACTAAGGATCTAGCATCTCCGGTACAGTTTATAGACGGTAAAGTATACGGAAGACTTGAAACGGTAGGAGGGTATACGCCAAGTGCTTTGTCTGTTTATAACTTAAGTCTGATTGGATGTGGAATATGAAAATTTGGATGCTTAATAGAAAACGTAAAGTATTTGTATCTACATGGAAAACTGATAATACAAGTGCTGGCAGTAGCACAGATCATCAGGTTAAGTTACCGCTAGAGGCTAGTGGGACTTATGACTTTCATGTAGATTGGGGCGATGGAAATAAGGATCATATAACTGCATGGGATCAAGCCGAAGTTACTCATCCATATAGTAGTATTGGAACATACCCAATAAAAATAACAGGTGTATGTAAAGGCTTTGTATTTAATAATGGTGGAGATAAATTAAAACTATTGAATATATCTAACTGGGGTAACTTAGAATTAGGGAATAGTGGGGTTTATTTTTATGGATGTAGTAATTTGACTATTACAGCATTAAATAAGTTGAGGAACCCTACTATGACAGATGGTCAACAATTCCTTAGAGATTGTTCAAGCTATAACAATAATGTAGATTGGTTAGATAGTAGTAATATCCAAGATTTTAAAATTATGTTTTACGGATGTTCGCTATTTAATAGTTCGGTAAGTAACCTAAATACTGCAAAAGGTACTGGGATGCATTATATGTTTAGAAACTGTTATGTTTTTAATCAAAGTGTTGCAAACTTTAACACTGCTAATGTAGCCAATATGGCGTTTATGTTTTACGGGTGCAACGCGTTTAATCAAAGTGTTGCAAATTTTAATACTGCAAAAGTTATAACGTTAGAAAGTATGTTTGAAGGTTGCAATGTGTTTAATCAAAGTGTTGCAAATTTTAATACTGCATTAGTTGCAAATATGCAAAAAACATTTGCGTACTGTCCTAACTTTAATCAGGATATAAGCAGTTGGAATTTTGAGGCGGTTACAAATATGATAAACATGTTCGCAGGGTCAATTAGTTGGTCAACGGAAAATTATGATAAGTTTCTTATTTCAGCAGCGGGACAAGATGTTAAGACCGGTGTACAATTTGATTGTGTCACAAAATACACCGCCGGTGGTGCGGCGGAAGCAGCAAGAACTTACTTAACAGGAACTAAGTCGTGGACAATAAATGACTTATGGGCTGCATAAAATGGAGGGTTAATTTTATGGATCTAGATAAAAGAATCATGGAAATACAAGAAAGTATGACAAATCATACACCAAACCAAAATGCTATCAATAGAATAGAAAGAATTAGGCAGGGGTATAAATCCCTGGTTGTTGATATTATTTATAACAGTCATGAGAGTGAACAGCAAAAAGAAGGAATAAAAAAACTTGAAGAAAGTTTAATGTGGATAATAAAGGGAATTGTTTTGGATAAATAAATAGTTTTCAAAAAAGACTTGACATGTGTCAAGTCTTTTGATATTATAGGACTATAAATTAAAACGCCGAACACGGCAGAAAGAGGGTGCCAATTATGGCAAAAGCTAAAAGAGAACTAGTATTAATAAATGATGTTATTTGTATGTGGGATAACGCAAGGACTATTAACCAATTCGGAAGGTACGATATGACTGTACTAGTAAGTCCGGAACAACTTAGAGAACTTGACAGTAAAGTAAAAAGTCTAGTAAAAGAAAATGAATTTCCCGAGTACATAGCAGTAACTTATAAGCTACCGAATGGTAAAGAAATGCCAGCTTTAGACGAAGCTGGAAAACCTATTCATACTAAAGGGTATAACCTACCATGGAGAGACCCTAACGACATAGAGTTAACAAGTGCTCCGGAAATTAAAGATATGTTAGTGCTTAAAGCCGGTAGTAAATTCGCTCCGGCAGCATATGTTAAAGATACGCCGGTCGCAGCTCCTAGGGCAATGGAAGTTACCGACGCTGAGATTGAAGGCCGAGGGACTATCGTAAGTATTTGTGTAAGCTTAAATACCTACGATACAAAAAAAGATGACAAGAGGTTTTGTGGAGTATCTTTATACTTACAACAAGTATTGTATACTGGGACTCCATGTGGATTTAGTTTAGGTGAGGGCGGCTCTAAGGCGTGCGCTTGGGGCTAAAATACAAAAAAGGGCAATAGCCCTTTTTTACTATAAAGGAGATGAAAATAAATGAAATTAAATGAGATAGAAAGTCGTATCGATCGTATTAAAAATTATTTAAATATAATAGAAAAATGTATAGAACTTAAAAAGAATGGTAATAAACATTGTTTATGTGATAAACAATGTGATTACCGAACATATGAAGAATGTAATAATCACACAATTGATATATTTAAAAAATCAATATTGGACGCTGTAAATACAATGTATTCAGCGTATTATAAATAATTTAGTTCAAATCATACGAAAATAAATTAGTAAAAAGAGGGGATGAAAGTAAATGAAATTTAGAAGAGAACCGATGTTTAAGGATTGCAGAAATTTAACAGAAGAGGAACTGAATGAAATTGCGTTAGGTGTTGAGGGAACATTAAAAAAACTAGAGGGCAAAGAGTACGTGAAAAAGCCAATTAAAGTAAAAGCCGTTAAGATAAAAGTTGGTGAAACTATGCCAAACTGGTTTATTAGCGGGATTATGAATGGGGTTATTGAAAAAACAGATAATGAACTAGAATTCCTAATAAACACTTTTGAGGGTGTAATGGGTGTAATGACGGTAAAAGAAGGCGATTATGTGATACAAGAAAGTAAAGAAAAGATATATTCATGTAAAGCAGAGGTATTTGAAAAATATTATGAGGAGGTCACTAATGAAAATAATAGTAAAATTTAGTACTGAAGATACATGTTGGGCTTGGGTTAAAGATATATTGAGTTTACAAAAAAAGCAAGGATATATAAATGTAATAAAATGTAATAATTTACGATATGAGGTGAATGAACCAAATATGCCAAATTATGAATTTATACCAGAATTGATAGAGAAGGTGATTAAAGAATGAAAGTTATAGTAAAAATTCCAGATGATAAGCACCATTGGATAGCTAGACTGCTAGATAAACAAAATAAAAAAGGATTCGTAGAAGTCAGAAAAGTATCTACGGCTACTTTTGAATTAATAGAGGAAGATATGCCACGGTTTTTATTATCCAGCGCATGGATTAAGGAGGTAATAAAATAATGTTACATATAGATATAGAGACTAGGAGTTCGGAACCAATAGCTAACGGAGTATACAAGTACTCAGAGAGTCCAGATTTTTCAATACTTTGTTTAGCTTGGGATTATAAAGATGAAAAAGGGATTATAGATTTTGAAGCCGGAGAGGTTATGCCTGAGTGGTTGAAATCGGCTATTCTAAATCCTGATATTACAAAAGTCGCATTTAATGCCACTTTTGAAAGGATATGCCTTAGTAGGTATTTTCGTGGATATGGGTTTATACATCCAAAAGGATGGACTTGTAAAATGATCTCATCTGCTCACGATGGTATCATAGGGTCACTAAAAATATGTGCAGAATACTACGGTGAGGTAGAAAAGTTATCCACCGGCAAAGACTTGATTAAACTTTTTTGCCTTCCAAAGAAAAAAGATGAAAAAAAGATTAACAAATTAAAAATTGAAGAAAAGAAGATATATGACCTAATAGAAGCAGGAGGCAACGACGGCGGGGACATTGCGGACTGGTCACCTCGTTTACAAGAAATTGAGGAAGAATTAAGCAAACTAGAAAAGGTATTTAACGAACCTTTAGATTTCCCTAGTGAATGGGAAGAATTTAAGCACTACTGCCAGGTTGACGTTGAAGCCGAAAAATCAATTATTACAAATAATGGTTTTGATGAAGAGCTCTATATCCAGAGTGAGCTTATCAACGATAGAGGTGTTAAAATCAATAAGGCCATGTGTGAGAATGCAGTATTAACATGTACAGAATTTAAGTTAAATACTATTGATAAACTTAAAAAACTAACTGGACTGGATAATCCAAATAGCCACGTCCAATTTAAACAGTGGTTAGCAGCGAATGGACATCCAATGGTTTCAACGGATAAAAAGCATTGTGAGGCCTTAATGGACGAAATACCATCTACAAGTAAAGTATATGAAGTATTAAAAACAAAAATCTCAATGAGTGCTACGAGTGTAACTAAGTACCAAAAAATGTTAGATATGATGTGTTTAGATGGTAGAGTCCGAGGGATCCACTTCATGAACGGCGGGGCGACTCGTCGCTTTAGTGGCAAAGGAGTCCAAGGCCAAAATATGGCTAAAGGGGTAATAGACTCCAATAAACGCCAGGATCTTATAGAAGGTGGAGCCCTTACACCGGATGAGTGCAAAGCACTTGTAAGATCTGCAATTGAAGGGGATTTTTTAATCGTTGACTTTACATCCATAGAAAAGCTAGTCATGTCCTGGCTAGTGGATGATTTTGAAAGCTTAGAAGCTTTCGATAAAGGAATGGACTTATATATAAGAGCAGCGTCGAAGATATACGGTAAACCATATGGATCCATTCCCAAGGATTCTCTAGAACGTAAGACCGGTAAAGTAGCTGAATTAGCCTTTGGCTACCAGGGGGCTAGAGGAGCGGCCGTAGCCTTTGGGGCTGATAAGTTTATGACTCTAGATGAAATCGACGAGTTGGTAATAAAATGGAGGGCTGCTAATCCTAAGATAGTGGAATACTGGTACTCCTTACAAACCGCATTTATGGAGGTTATAACTAAAAAAGCTCCAATAAAACACGGGAAATTATATTTATATTATAACAATAAAAATGTTTACATAAGATTGCCGAATGGTCTAGAACTAAGTTATCCGGATGCTGGGATAACACAAGGGAAATATGGATTTTCTCCATGCTACACAAGAGTTAGAAAAAGAGTGTTAACAAGAGAAGAGACCTATGGCGGGAAATTATTTGAAAATGTTGTACAGAGTATAGCTTTCATGCTTTTACGTGAGACTATATTAAGGCTAAAAGACTGGGATGTGGTAATGCACATCCACGATGAGGTCGTAGTAGAACGAAAATACCCGTGGCAGACTTTATCAATGCTTATTAGCATAATGACTAAACCAGTAACATGGTGTCCAGGGTTGAAACTGAAAGCCGATGGATTCGAAAGTAAATACTATGAAAAGAGGGATTAATGATGGAAGAAGTAAAAAAGGAACTTTCTAGTTTTGAAAGGTTTATGGATAATATTATATCTATTAAAAAAATTATTGAAGACCAAAATATTGAAGCTCTTGAAGCTCTTAAAGCTATTAAAGCTATTATCGAGAATACAGACATTAAAAGTATTATTGAGGATAGCGTAATACTAGCTAGTGAAGAGTTTGAGTCACTATATGACGATAGCTTAATGTTAACAGCGTTAAAGGCTGCTGGTGTAGATAACTGGGAGTTCTATGATTGTGCGCAGGATATATTAGAAGAGTGGGCGGAAGAGGAGGAAGAGGAAGAAGATGAGTGATCTCCATAACGAGAAAGTTGTTAAGACAAGGAAAGAGCATCAATGTTTAACTTGTGATTCTACTATACCAAAAGGTATAAAAGCCCACTATTGCAGTGGGATCTATGACGGCGAATTCTATAATTACTATATGAGTGAGTTCTGTAAACATATTTTTGAAATTGATGAAAATATTGACACATCAGATGGGATATCATCCGGTGATACTCAGGAAAATGTAGAACATTCACTAGGGATATGGATTAATAAAGTTGATTTAAGTAATAAAAAAGTGCATTTCCACTTTATAAGTGACGGGGTTGAAGAAGAAAGCGTAGAAAGTTTTGAAGATTTTTATAAAAGATATGATAAAGACTGCTACAAAGAAATTATAAAAGGGTTTTTAGATTAATAGGATGTGGAGGCGATTTAATTGGAAGCTTATGAGATAGAGAAAACCCAATTAGGATTTAGGCTACTCTCAATTAATGAGAGAGCCGAAATCCTAAATATAAGTCCATATAAGGCTAGAAAACTAAGAATTGGATATGAAGAACAGGGATTAGTAAAAAGGTTTGGAAAAGGGTATTATTTGACTGAAGAAGGACTGAATAATTTAAGGGGTGATGCAAATGCCACTAGTAAAAGGGAAGTCGAAGAAAGTAATACAGGAGAACATAAGCCGCTTGATAAAGGAGGGCTATGATGCTAAACAAGCTGCTGCTATAGCTTACTCAGAGGCTAAAAAGGCTAAAAAGACAAGAAAGACAAAAAGGAAAAAAGCTTGAATGCTTTTTTCTTTTTTGATATAATTAAGGTACATTAAAAGGATATAAGGGGGTAAATAAAATGCAAATAATTGATAAGGTTATTCCAGTGATGAAAAATTCAGAATATACTAGGAGGATAACGATACCAAAAGAGATACTTAAAGAGTTCGGTCATCCTAAGGAGTTGTTACTAACTTATAAAAATGGTGAGATCATACTAAAAGTTAAAGAGGAATAAGCTTGAATGCTTTTTTCTTTTTTGATATAATTAGAGTACATTAAGGAGGTTAGAAAAATGATTGAAATATCGGTATTTAATAATACTAAGTACTCAAAAAGGGTTACTCTACCGGCTCAAGTACTAAAGGCCTTAGGTAATCCGAAGAAACTATTTTTAAGCCTAGATGGTAATAAAATTATATTGGAGGTCAAACAAGATGAAGAAATTCAAAAATTGGGTTAAGCAATTTGAAAATGAAGATGATCCATGGGGGGACTTTGCAAGGGATGTACTTGAGGACACAAAATTTCCAGATAGCAGCAGGAAAAAAGATATAATGAGTTATTTAACGCTAAAACGCGCATGCAGTGAAGCAATAGAAGCATTTAGCGAATTATGGGTGGAGTATACTAGAAGGGATTGATTATATGTTCTATTTCCCACTAATCGGCTTTACAAATGGAAATACGGATGAAGAAAAAGCGAAAATACCAGCTTGTAAGGCATGGAATACACCGAAGAAAGATTTTAACCCTAAATCTTGGGTATCACAAGGCGGCTGGTTAGGTGCTGTGTATACTGATGGTGAAATTGTAGTTGACATCGATAATAAGGACATGGCTAGAAGAATACTATGTATGGAACTTAAGGGCTGTCAAATAAATACCACGCCAAAAGGTATACACTTAATATATAAGAGTGTACCCAAGGAGTCAAAAGTAAAAAATAGGACTAAAGTAATCTGTGCTTTAGGAATAGAAGTAGATTACAGGACATCAAAAAAAGGATATATAGTATACCCAAGTGGCCAGAAAAATAGAAAGGTAATACAAGAAGATATTTCGGATGAACTTCCGGAGATTTTTTTTCCCACTCCTAAAAAAGGTTTTGATTTAGTTGCAAATACTAAAGAAGGCGGTAGGAATTCAGCTTTAAATAGCTGGGGATGGTTTTTATGTAAGAATAAGTTTTCCCCGGATATTTTATTTAGTACTAACAAGATGCTAATGGATCCATTAGATACTGAAGAAGTAGCAAAAATAATTGGATCCGTGACTAAGGCCATTGCTAATGATCCAGATAAAGAAGTAAAAGTAAATCGTGTAAAAGAAATAATGGATTCGATTATTAAAGACTATGATTTAATGTTTGATGGGTTTGTATATAGGCAATATAATGGCCTATTCTGGGATGAAATAAGTATATTCGCTATAGAAAAACTAATTTATAACTACGGTGCTCTATCATTAAGTCAGATGAATAATGTAAAATCGAGACTACGAGCCGAAGTTTTACACGAAAACGCGGCTCAATCGGGTAGTAGAAAATTAAATTTACTAAACGGTGTATTGGACATAGATACACGTGAGTTAACGCCTCACGATAAGGATTTATATTTCAATTATGTCATAAATAGTGAATACTGTCAAAAGAAGACTGATTGTGTCACTAAATTCATTTCTAATATCATAGGT